GTAATAAAGGGGCCTCCATCGAACATTGTGAACGATCCGCCTCCCTCAGCGATAAAATGTGTTCCCTGCGGGATGTTAGTTGGTGCAGAGTCTATATAGTCGTTTCCAGTTGTAGGGGCAGGGAATAAAGTGAAATCATGATTTCCTGCAGGAATGGTGCCTCTATAGATATTACCTATAGGTGCTGGGTAGTTGTAAGCAGCTACAAATAGGCCGTTGGTCGTTACCCATTCAATCTGCACAGCCTCTCCTTGTGCTAGGACTAGGTCCGGCAATGGATCTCCTCTGTGATCAACCAATGGTGCTGGGAAGGAGACTGTAGTTCCTCCTGCTCCTGTAGCCTGAAAGATCGTAGATACCCTCTGTCCCTGATCTACGTTAGTTGGATAGTTGATCGTCACCGCAGGTAGCGCAGTGTTGAAAAGAAAATTCTCACTCTCGTTCCAATCCCAATCATGCGGGGTAACCGTGATAGTGTCGACCTGCTCAGGTCCCCATGCAGTGATATCTAAGGGTGCACTAGGAGAACTAATTGCAACCCAATTACCGTCGGCGTTGCTCTTAAGCTCGTAGATTTCTCCATAGGCAACCGTAATCGCAGCAGCACTGTCACCTGCATTCGGGCTGTGGGTTGTTATGTTAGCACCGGTGATTAGGGAGATTGTCAGCTCATGGCCAAGGGAATTATTCTCTACAGTTATAGGATATCCGCTAGGAAATGATGCCCCGTTGATCGTAAATGCCCTGTTATCTACTCCCCCTTGATACCTCAGATGATCCTCAGTGTATCCATCTTCATATGAATGAGATGGTAGATCGCTTCCGGCATCAATAGATCGGGTTGCCGGGGGTGTGTTATCGAATCGTCTGTATCCTCCATTTGTGAAGATATATCTACCGTCTGGGGTGATGTATCCTTCAGTTCCCGGAGCTTGAGCCTGCGCGTAATGAGAGACAATGCACGCGAATACTACAAAAAGTAATGTGAATATTTTCATACTTTATAATCGTTTAGTAAACATAAGCCCATGCATCACGGGCCTGCCTCATGACTGGAATTGATGACCCTTGAGAGTTTTGCTGGAAAAATATTAAACCCTCGACCGTAGCGTTGACTGTCTGCCCCGGAGGAACGATGACTTCGGTTGAAATCGTTTCAATGATCCTAACAGAGTAATTGTCTGCCGCTGAACCGTTCGTCGCATTAACTGCTGAATAGTTAACTGTTCTCCTGACGACCTGATCCGTTGAACCATGTATCTGATTGACGTCAGTATTTATTCTGCCTGACCAATCCATGAGACCATTGAATGTTGATGGGCTGCTAAGAGAAGGTGCACCCGCTTGGCTCCTTTCAGACAAGAAAATCACCTGACATCCGAGTCTTATTCTCTTAGTATAACTTGATGTATTTTCATAACTCAGAGTCGCTAATTCTAATGTATCTGGACCTGATGTTCCGGGTCCAAATGGGCTAATAGTCGAAATGTCCGCTGCGTTGACAGTCCATATCGCGTTCTCAGGCGTTATAATTGGTTTACCTTTGGTAAAAGATATCTCGCTAAGACCTCCCACAGCATCAATAGAAACCATTTTCGTTTCTAACTGTGTACCATTTCTTTCTGAATACGCAAAGACGAGCTTATCCCCATAACACCTATAAGAAGCTGAAACTCTTTCAATATCTCCAGTTACATCAGCGATAGTGAATGGCGATCGAATCTTCCCTGAATCATCATTATAAAGGATCACCTTTAACTTTCCAGAGCGTCCACCCGCTTGAAGTTTTTCAATATAGCAGATATACACTGCTTGGCCGTCCGTGGTCATCGTTAACCCATAAGCCTCACCATCTCCCGCTATCAGGCTTTCGGTCACTAATTCCCATTCACTGCTCTTTTTCGCATCCCGCCTAGTAAGCCTGATTTTTCCAAAATCGCCATCTGTTGAATCTGTGTCGTCAATGTAAGCACTGATAATTACACCATTATCTAGTTGATTACTGTTAGTTTGTCCGACATGAGATTCATTCCGAGAATAATTAGATCTTTGGAAATTAGCCGAAACATCCCTTTCCTCTGAAAACGTCTGTTGTCCTAAATTTTTAAGGAACATTTCTGATGCCGTTCCTGCATTTGGGTTCCCAAAACCAGATCCACCATTAAAACTCCCTTGGTCATGTCCAAACAGCATCCAGTTGCAATCCTCCAATAGGTAAGCCCGTATATCTTCTGCGTATTGAACAAAGGACCGATCACCTCCTCCCATTCCTATTGTTCCGCTCAGGTCTAAATTTATACTCCTGACTGCGATAGAGGAATTTGGCTCTTGAAATCCTTGAACTCCACCAATCAATGAAACGAGCTGTCCCTCACTATAAATAGGAGTAAGGAAACTGTGCGACTCTGGCCTTGCTGAAACAGTTTCTTTGAAATCAATCGCATTGATAAGCTCACCGTTACTGAGATCCCAACGGCAGACGTAAAATGCATCGCCTGAAAATGTATCCGACCTATTAAGAAGAGCGTAGGCAACGGGTCTGTTTTGATAATAACCAAAAGCCGTAGCAAATGCTCTTCCGCCATTATTTATTGATGGGATGTCTCCATCTCCAGCCAGATTAGTAAATTGAGAACTCCAAGTCTGTAGATCAGGTGAACTAATGCTCTTAAACGTAGTTCCTTCGCAATAAAATAACCAATAATACTCACCATCAAAAAAGCACTGTGTCGAAGTCGGAACGGAGATAGGGAAGTCGTTATTTGTCGAAGTGACTATCCCAGATTGTTGTAGGATTATATCTGAAGAGATGACATCCCTATCTATTACTGCTCTATAGAACATCTGAGGAGCTGTTTCATCAGCAAATGTCACGACTCGGTTTGTCCCTGTGACAACTTCATTTACAGGAGTTGCTTCTACCCAAATCGTCTCACCACCCCTTAAGTCTGCTGATTTTTGGTAAGTGACATTAGTTGTGTATTCACCTAAATCGAATTCTAGTATCGGGGTAACTCCGGTAGCTACTTGTATAGCCGCTATCGTTCCAACTCCCGCTAACCGCATCATTGCATTCGGGTCGAACGAGATAATTCCGGCGTCTTTCCTAAGCGGTGTTCCTCTACTGCTAATGGCGATATCGCCGTTGTTAATTGGTTCAGGCATGATTGTTTATGTGTTGAATGATACTATCGAGCCGTCCTGTCGTGTGCCGACAATCTGACCGTCGATTTCGGAAATTGTGATAGTCGATCCCACTGGCTGAGAATTTCCAGCCGCAGGCTCTTCTAATATTAGGCCTAGAGTCGCGTCTTTCCTCCAAGTTCCATCATCTGATGGTTTAGGATTTCCTGCACCGTCTACAGCTGCGTGAACTCTCCAAGTTGTATTCACTTCGGCACTTGGTGGGATGTCCTCTACTCTAGCTAGTGAAGTATTAGCGATGGATACTAAGGGCGGTACAAGCGTATTTATTCTCTCGTCTATTTCGGTAGAACTTACTCCCCCAGACCCTCCTTTTCTGTTTACCAATGACATTACTATCTCCCGTAAATTAAATTTAGCGATAGAACCACAGAGGGTCCAGTAGACTCGACAAATACCCTAGGTGAATTGAATACTATATCACCTTCGTTTGCTGCGGGTAGTGGAGATGCATCTTGTTTAGGCCTCTCTACCCCATCTATCTCTTCTATAAAATTTATTCCGGCTTCTGGCCCTACTGAATATGCATATTCTCGCCCCGGAATTATTATCTCTCCCCCCATCACATCAGAGAGTAGGACTTTGGAAGTAATTGATATGATTGCCATGTGGTTCTGGATTGGATGTTCTGAATTACTCGTCAAACTCAACACGAATAATCCTGCAGGGTCAATAAATTGGCTAAATTACCGACCTTAGTATTTATCTATATCTATATTGATCCGAACAGTTCGTGCCTTTCTGGATCTAGATTTATTAACTGTGGACCAGACATAGGGCACACTAGGACCTTATTCGAGAAAAGGACTATCCCTAATGAAAAAACGTCTAACTCTTCGGAATCTCCAAATCTCATAGGTGATACCAAAGCTAAATCTCCTAATTTGTTTAGGTAAGTAGGCTTTGCAACCAGTTGCAAACTAGAGCACACCATGTCTGCTATCCCCTTCGCACCTCCTTGAGCTGCCCACGCCCTTCTCGCTGTAATCTCGTCAGAATAGGTGTTAACCAGAAACGAAGAAACGTTGTGACCATAAGAATGAGTAAGTATTCTCAGGCACGATGCGATAGGATCGACTTTTCCCCATTCTACAGAAGACTTAGATAGTATCTGGGCAGAAAATTCCGCTAATATTCGTATATCTGGAGACGGGAGACTCATTTGGGAGATTTATTTTATGCAGGAGATACTACCTCTAATTCGGCAGAGAATGGGGATACCTCATCACCCCAGACATCTTTAGATGCTAATCTAAAATACCTAGACTGGTTTTTGGGGATAGTGAAATAGGAAAAGAGGTCAGAAACCTCCGAAGAGTTAGGAAGTGTGCTAGGGTCAAACCCTTGGGTGTCAGACCATACAACTATATAACTAAAATGATCTTGGACCTCCAAACTGATATCATCCCAAGAAACATAGAATAAATTGTCGGTATCTGAAGATACAAGAATAGATGTCAGACCGGAAGGTGCTACCGATGGAATACCATTAGAAAATGGTAAGTCTGTAGGGTCACTCATAGTGAATACGTTCTTAGATCTTACTCTAAGAGTAAACTCCCTGTATTTCTGCATCGGTGAGTCGTCACGTAGATCGATATCAGAATATGAGTAAGATAATGCAAGTAATTCGGACGACCTTAGTAAAGTGCCCGTGGCTGGAGTGTCTGACCATACTTCTACTATGTATGATGTTGCTGACGGGGCAGATGACCAAGAAAAACTTGCAGACTTCCCTCTAAATGCAGTAGTCAGATTCAAGTTCTCTGGAGGATCTAGCAGAGTGTCCGCCAATAGAACTGATATCGTAGAAATGCTAGAGATTCCTGCAGAAAGTCCCATAGGAGTCACTCTTATCGTCGTATCTCCACCAGAAACAGGTATCCTAGAAAAAGAGTCTGAAGTTGTGGCCTTTCCTACAAATATGTCGTTAGTCTCTGAGCTACTGCATTCCACAAGATATGATGTAGCTCCTCTAGACGGGCTCCAAGTAACTAAGACTTCTGTTGGGCTATCAGGTATCTGAGAAGCTACTAGGTTAGCTATTTGATCGGGTATTATTGGAGTTGCTGAATAATCCGCCCCTAATGTGGCACTAGGGGCAGCAGATGTGAGATTAGCGTAGATTCCTTCGTCATAGATGGTTGCAGATACATCGATAGTTTCTTCCTCCACATTCGACTCTAGGTTAGTGATTCTAAAAAGGTCTGAATATCTAGAAATCTGCCCTAGCTGGTAAATCTGGGGAGAATCTACATTAGTTACATCAATATCCAGAACCTCTTGAGGGACATCTACCAAAGGAGTGAATATTGACGTGTTTGGGTCTTGTTGACTGCTCACTAGCTCGACTTGGCTACTCTCCGATATTAAATTAACCCCGAAAACTGGAGAAGACCTACCCTGACGGGTCCGTAGGACTATTACAGGTTGAGAGGTAACTGTGAGGTCAGAGAAATCCTCAGATAATGTCAAAATAAGCCCATTAACTTCGGTGACTATCCCATGAGGAGTAAGCCTCAGTAAGTCAGAAGACACAGAAATTAGATCTCCATATCCTAATATAGATCCCTCCATCCCTGTAGTGAATGTGCAGAATTTATTTAGCAGTACCTGCTTACTACGAACATACATCCCATATTGGAATGCCCTGTCCCTGTCTGTTATCCCATATGCAGATATTATCTCGGTAGACTCTCCTTGATCCTCGCCTATCAACGCCGGGACAACTTCTTGGATTCTAGTGTTCTCATCTATATATTCCACTTCTAACCCGTCTGAAGCCCCTAGCTCTATGGATGTATATTCAACTGAGAACGAATCTCTGACGATATTATCCGGAGTAAATATTGCAACGGGTTGCAAAGTTGGACGATCAACAAAGCAAGAGATGAGGGGTCCGTTCATGCTGGGCTGAGCTAGCGCACCAGAAAGTATCGTCCTGCCTCTCTCCCATGCTGAAGCTTCGTCATTAAATACAAAATCGAATGAACGTCCTTCAGCATCAAACTGTTGAGCAACCTGATATAGATACTCTAAATCTATTCTACGATCCTCTAATGCCTGCCCATAATCAGACACAAATACATCTATGTATGCCCATATAGGGTTCCGGGTGAATACAGGATCTTCTGACCATTCCCCTCCGTTTTCTGGACTCCAAATAGGGAGATATCTTTCTGGGATACCATTAAATGCCCTATTAGTATTGTCGTTGAGATTATTTGTAGCTTTCGCCTTAACCTCTAACAACGTGCAGTCTCCGTAGAAGTTTCTAGATGGACCATACGCCCGTAGAGTCTGCCAAGTCAGCTCATCCTGAATTCTACTGTCATCAGGAGAGTCATTAAGCCTTCTACCCCTAATCTCGAAGAATATACCTTCTGGTGCTAGAGTAGGGGGAAACTCGGTAGTGAATGTGAACCTCTGAGGCGTGTTAGTGGCTAGTGTATGAGTAGGGCTGACGAGGGGTTTCCAACCTCCCCCAGAAGTATCTAGTATATAGTAGGTAATTATTGTTCTTGTGTCGGCCCCGAAAGCAGTATTGTCTACTCCTCCTGTATATATAGTCTCTTGAAATTGGTCCGCGTGGGGATGGTTAAATTGATCAAATACGTTCGATGTCTCTATCCAAGGCCCGAAAGATAGAAATCTAGAATTTCTTCTCTCGCGGACACTAATTACCGTCCGTCTATATAGTGTGTCTGCTCCGTCTCCTAGAGGTATTCCTAGGTTATCTACCAATCTATATTCAAATAAAGATTCCACTGTTACAGGATCGAAATCCCCAGATGAATTAGCTTCTCCAAGTCCGCGTGAGTAGAATACATCTACATCTATTCTATTAGTCCCTCCAGAAGCTGAAATTGTAATAGGTCCAGTAAATCCAGTGAATTCGGGTTCATTAGGTCCATACAGTCTAAACCCTGAAACCTCTTCGGATGTAACCACATTGTCGGGGAATAGAGAAGTCTCCTCTCCCGGAAATACGATATTAGTCTCTACATCTCCAAAACTAGATATAGGAGTCTCAGATAACCTTAAATCTTTGAAATCACACTTACCTTTAGAGATAAAGTAGAGGGAGAACTGATATTGATCATTGTCTAAGATCTCAGTATATGGGCTAGCGGCATAGCTAGGGTAATGTCTGGGGGCTCTTCCATAGGCCACCTCTGTGGCTTCCCCAAGTCTGAACGAGTTAGATCGATTATTCAGAGAGAATACCTGATCTGGGTCTGATCTACGTCCATCTGCAGCCGTGGGTATGTCAATGGTAGCTAATACCACCGCAGATACTAATAATCCTACTATCAACGCACCGATTAAAAATCCCCCATCTGCAGGTAGGGATACAAACACAACATTATCCCCTCCTATTAATGTTCGGGTTTTCCAATCGTCTCTGAGTATAGGTAATCCATTAACCTGACAGTATGTAGGGGATTCGAATATATCCTCCCCTCCTATGCTATCTAGGAACGTTTCTAAAGTGTGTTCTCCACCGGGAAATGTATAGGTCTCGACTCCAGAAGTGTTGAGGTTATATATCGAAGTCATCCTAGCAACTCTCACCTCGCTAAATCCGATGGGGTGATTTTCGTTACTAGAACAAATCTTCATGGCGATAATAATGAACTTTTGACCATAGAACTCCAGTAAGATTTTTGACGGGGTCTAGAATTACAGACCTCAGATCTACAGCATGTAAGACGTATCCCCCGTAAGACTCAACAAAAATTCCTACATGGTGGTATAGGTTGCTGCGACTCATAGCCACTAAATCTCCATTTTTGGGGACTATCTGCCTACTCCACTTAGTTCGAATCTCTAAATCTGTGTTAAGCGTAGATAGTATCTGAGAAGCGTCAGAAACATTAAGATTTTCTAAAGACTCATCTAATATCAGACCGAACTGCTCCTTATATACTGTCTGGACTAGACCTAAACAATCGTAGGCTTCTGGACCTTTAGCCCCCAACACCCAAGGTTTTCCTATGTATGGAGATGCCCAATTAGAGATTGTAGGGTTTCTAGATTTCATATTAGCCTATCCTCTCAATGCAGGGAATACTGAGTGAGTAAATTTAGTTCTGGGGAATGGAAAATTAACCACGTCTGCGAAAGACGCCTGAGCAGTCAGCTCGAAAGAGTTAGCTGCAGCCTCTCTCAATACTAAAGAGAGCGGGGGATTCATCTGAGGCTTGGTAAAGTCGTCCGCAGAGTAGGGGCGAAAAACCACCTCTATAGGTTTACGATAACTAAGGATCTCCTCTAAATAATTGGAGGCTGCAAGGTCCGTATTATCCAAGGTTATAGTCAAATCTTGAAATCCTTCTTCTGACACCTCTGGAGTCTCTACTCGGAATGCAGCTGGAGAAAATACTTTCTGCTCCCCCGTCTCTAAAGTTAACGTGGCCTCTTCGTACCCTTCTATTAGATACTTAGATTCTTTAGTAGGGTCTGGGTGAATTACTGTAATAGTGTCCAATATAGGCACATTGCTGAATGCTGCGTAAGCCTCCAGTATAGCAGTATCCAATAGCTCACTTCTTATTGGCATGTCCTAATTATTTAGAGTCTTGATGAAGTCAGAGATACCTAGGCAGTAAATCTCAGCCAACTCCTCATGTTTGTCCGAGAAGAAAGACTTCTCTGCCGGATTAGTAATGAAGAAAGGCTCGACTAGAACGGCCCACGCCGGAGACTTCCTAAGAAATCCAGCACCGTTCTTACGCGTATTTTTCATGATTCCACTACGACCATCACCTCTAGGTCTCTTGTGGGGAAACTTAGCTTTGAATCGATCCCTAATAGCTGAAGCCAGCTTTTTAGCCCCTAAATACTGAAAGTGATAACCGCTCGCAGCAGGCCTAGGCTTATACCCGTCGTAGTGTAATTCTATACATACACTGCAATTAGGAAGCTTATTCTTTACTGCAGCTCGCATTGCATCCTGACGAGCCCCATAAGCCCGTAATCTATGCTGATATATAAGGACTTTTGCTCCCATCTCTTCTAGAATTCGCTTCATAATTTTAGCGACCTTAAGCTGATAAACTCTTTCACCTTTGGCACCTCCATGCCCCCACCCTTTTTGTCCGTTCTTGGCCTTTTTAGGTCTTTCGTGACCAATTACAATGGCTATCTCCTTACCAAGCATCCAAGAAAATTCCCCAAACTGTATAGTTCTCTTTTCTGGGACTTTTGTTATGTCTGCTAGTTGACGGGAAGTGATTTCTGGAAGTGATGACCTTACCACGGAAGTAAGGATTTTTATAGCCTTAGCTTCATCTTCTGGAGAGGTTCCGTCCTTATTGAGATAGTAGAGTGCATCCGCTACCTGTTGAATTTTAGTTTTCATAATACTTAGTTATGATGGGAAAATCCTTTTTACGTCACCTGAGACGCTGTTTTCCCAAGTCAGCATCTTTCCTCCTTCTCCATCATCTACTTCTCTAACTATTGGGAAGTTCTGAAGCTCAATCAGGCCCGCTAGTATCTCGCTCGTGGAATACAGATTTTCCAAATCTTTCATAGATTTTGTATATGACGGGATAGTCCGACCATCGTCCAAGGTCACTTCTGCATTCTCATCCCCCTCTACGATAATTTGCGCGCGCGGCTCAGTAACATCTACGAACCTGTTTATAGCTGCCGTTAAATTAGCTATCAGCTGTGTCTCTTCTGCGGTCATGGTAAATTATTTAAATGGTTGTATATGCTCCAGACTCTATGTGGGCAGTTAATTTCTCTTCAAAAACTATAAATGTATTCGGGTCTTCAGAATAATTTAGTCTGAAAATTTCTACTAAGGAAGAAGAATCTACCAGAGATAATATCTCTATATCTGCAGTAACAGACCAATAAGTCTTGGAAACGTTAGACATCTCGTAGGTTCCACCAACTATGCGACATACTTGATCTACCATCCTACTGTCGAAAGAGTTTCCTGTAGGCATAGACATTGTGAACTCCAAAGACCCGTCGTCTATTATATCTGAAACAAATAACCGGAAAAGAGATAGTTGCTGATAGTCGAAGATCCACGAAACCGAATAGAAGAATCTACGTGACTTAAATCTCAGTCTCTGTCTAATTAGTCCCGAATCCATCTCAGTCCTAACTATACGAGGGTCGTTAGAGCCGGAAGTTTCTATCGTTGGGCATGGGAGTATTCTTGTGTCTGGGAATGCGATCATCTTCTCTTTCCTCTCTGAACAGGATATGTCGTTTCTATTGATTTAGCGAGTCTTCCTTTTCCTCTAGTCATTCTCTTGCCTAAAGCGTCCTCCAGTCTAGGGATGAGAATCTCTATCTCTCTATCGTCACCAAACCCAGACTGAGTGATTTGAGGCTCTGAGTTACCGTAATTTCTTACATTTACAGTGACTTCCCCACTGCCTCTAGCCATTCCTCCTCCACCTTCTCCCATTTTTGCAACCCGTTGCAAAGTTTCGTTACTGATTATTGTTCCAGAAGTCCTCGGAGCGAATGCTTCTACTCCTCCTTCTCCTACCAAAGACATCTTACCTAAAGGTGGATTTCCCCCGTTCATGAATGCCCCTCCGAAGTTAGATCCTCCTCCAGAATTACTACCGCTTCCTATTGCAGCTTGTCCCAGAGAGTTAATTGCACCAGCAGCTAGGTTGGCAGCTGTTCCAATAGCCAGAGCACCGACATACGCAGCCGTTCCAGTAACTGAGGCTCCTCCTAGAGTGGCTATAGATGCGGATAGTGCAGCAGGTGCCCACGCAGCGGTTAAGGCAGAAGCAGCACTCAATGCGGTGGCCGTGGTAGAGGCTGCAGAGGCGGCTTGAGATGATTGCAAGGATTTCTCTACGGCAGCCATCCCAATTCTCTGCGTAATCCATGCCGCAGCCATCTGAGCAAAAGAATCTATGACTGTCCCTAATATAGTCGTTCCGATATCCTTTAGGGCCTCTCTCCAAGTAATCGTTCCATTGACGGCTGCAGTGATCGATTGCCCTATCTGGTTAAACGCTTCCTGAGATCTACCTACAAGCTGATCTATGAGACTTCCAGACTCTCGCAGTTCGGATTGTAACTGACTGAGAGATGGAGTCTGCTCCTTACGGCCTCTTCCTTTACGCTTCGAAGATCTTCCCTTTTTCTTCTTTTTAGCACTTTCATTAGTTCCAAATATATCTGGACTTTCCGCTCCTCCCGCTGCTGGAAGGATGGAATCGCCTGCAAAAACTTTGCTTAGATCTCCCCCTTTTTCTAGGAGCTTTTTCATCTCATCCTGGGCCATTCTCATTTCCTCAGACAATCCGGCAACCGAGTTGGCTCCTTCATCTGCAGCATTGGCTAATGGATCTAGAAACTCGGAACCGTCGGTAATGTTACCTAGAATGTCTGAGGCATTTCCTGCCGCCTCTTCTCTCATTCCCCTTAATAGAGCTTCGGCACCTGAAACTCCCGCCTTCTCGAAGGATTCATCGAATCTATGGTCTATAAGATCCTCAGCTGTGATAGGCTCATAATCGAAATTAAACTCCCCAAATTGGACTCCGTTGAGGTCCGTCCAAAAAGGATTAAACGTGTTAAGAGTGTTTAGACCATCTACCATCTTATTTATGGCCTCTTCAAATAGTCCGACCATCCCGTTAATAGTCCCTTCTACGGCTGAGGCGATAGTAGATACTACTCCTTGAAACAGATTAACTATCTGTTTGCTGATAATGTTTACAGTATCTATAATGAAATTTCCTAGCTTTCCAAACATAGACATCCAAGAATTTATCTGGTCTACCAAATGCCTACCAGCTATAAGAGCGTATTCACCTAAAGTAAGTATTCCTGCAGCTACTGCGTGAACTGTAGCGGTCATCAGTTGCCACCCCTTCTTAATGACAGTCTGGACCATCTGGATCGGGGTTAATCCCTTTGCCATTGCAAGTCCTTGAGTCTTAAAATCTCCAGTAAGTGCGAGTAATCCCGCACCAACTGCTACAAATACAGCCGTAACTACTGCACCTATAGCTAAAACTGGAGCCAAGAATGCGGTCCACGCCTTTACTGCACCTGTTCTGATAGTAAGAAACAAGCTTTTCATTACCCCAGATAATGTTAGGGCCTTCCCAGCCACCAAAGTTAGTGACCCAGAGGCTACTACTGAAAATAAACCGAAGCCCGACACCACTACCCCAATGCCAGAAGACATAAGACCTAGACCAATCAATAGAGGAGGTATGAGAGAGGCTACCAGAGTTACTCCTAGACCTATTTTCAGCCACTGCTCACCGTGATCGGTCTTTATGAACTCAGTGAACTTCTGGACTAGAGGAGTAACTGAAGCTAATAAGTCCCGAATAGCAGGTTCTAAAGTATTCGTTACCCCTATAGCTGCAACTCCGATAGAAGCGGAAAACCGTTTCCATGCTGCGGACATGGTATCGCTTTGCTTAGCTGCCTCATCTGCGACAGTCTTAGTCTGAGAGAATAACACTCCGGCTGAGTTTTTTGTAACTGCTTTCTGTAAATTACCTTCCAGCTCGTCTAAATTGTCGATGAGGGCTGAAACACTCTTGATCGATTCACGACCAATGAGTGCGTCAATGACTTGTCCCTGAGAGACTTTATCCAGTTTTCGGATCTCTTTAAATAATCCTATTATTGCTGCAGAAGTATTATTGGTGAGTTGATTCGCAAATTTCTCAGCTGAAATACCCATCTTATTGAAGGCTGTTATCTGAGCATCTGTAGATCTCTTCCCCTTCTTTATGTTCAGAATCATGTTATTGATTCCAGTAGCTGCTGTGAATGCGTTAGGAGATACTGCATCAAACGATGCGGCAAGTGCAGACATTTGATCTACAGTTAAATTGGTATTAGTTCTAAGAACACCTGCAGAACGTAGAAATACCTGACTGATTTGTTTAGCATTAGACGCAGTGGTATCTCCGAAGAAGTTCATGGAATTTGCTGCTAACCGCATCTCGTCATTAGTAGCTCCAAGTAACGTTCTAATCTTTCCAACTGTCTGTCCCGCCTCTTGAGCGGCTTCTTGGGTAGTCCCGAAATCAAATCCAATAGCTATGTCCTTAGCCACATCTGCGAAATTAAAACTTTCTTCAATAGAATCCCCCAATTTACCTGCGGAAGAGGCTAGAGCAGCTACCCCCACTGCACCTAGTTCTGAATTCTCTCCCACATCCAGTAGTTGCTGTTTATAATCCTCTATAGCCTCTATATTTCCGTCCAATCCATTGACGTTCTTGACTACGTCTACCATAGCTCTTTCGAATTCAGATCCTTTACGGACTGCAAGACCAAGCCCAGCAACTAATGGAAGAGTGAAACTGACTAGTCCTGATCTCCCTCTACCTCTCAGATTAGATCCTACATTATGTAATTTCTGCTGAGTCATATTAGCTTTCGCAGCTATGGTATTCAGTCCTGAGCTAGCCCTATCTACAAATCCCCTAGAAAATGCGGCACCTGCTTCCTTACCCACTGAGTTGAACTTTGGAGTAGATCGTCTAGCAGCCTTAACTGCAGCATCCCCCAACGCCCTAGGCATGGAGCTTTTTAGCCCGTTACTAAACGCTTGACCTGCTCCCCTACCTTTAGCTGCAAATTCTGACCCATCTATCTTAGGAGCCTTTATTTTCTGATTACCTAAGTCCCGATAGATAGATTTAGTAGACGAGGAGAATTTCTTCAGCCTACCTTCTATTTTTAGAATCTCCTTATCTGATCCCTTGAGTCCTTTAGCTAAGTTGGCTGTATATGACTTAGCCGATTTGCTAGCTGAGTCTTTAAAAACCTTCTCTACTTTAGAGAGTGATTGGCGTATCCCTTTATCGAATTTTTCCGAGTCTGCAGTAAGCTCGATTTTTAATGCTCCGATATTGATTGCCATAGGTCAATTATTCTAGATCTTCAGGAGGTAGAAAACTCATTACCTTACTCATAAGGGACTCCGAGGACTCTGGAGGTTTCTCTACTTCTTCTCCCTTTGATTTTTTGGGCATAAAGTCATCTATGTCCAGCTTTTTAGATTTTTTATCGCGCCACATATTATACATTATATACATTACGTTAGCAAAACGACTATCCCAAACCTTATTCTCTTCCTCTCTCTCCTTAAGCAGTTCTAGATCTAGGTCCAGTATATCTGCAGGTGTGAGGGTCAAAAACTCAGTCTGGGATAGTCCGTGGAGTCGATAGGCTCTCGCCCGGTCTCTCCTGAACCTACGCTGTAGACTCGTCGTCCTCTTCATCATCAGAAGGCTTGATGGCCTCAGAAATTTCGTCAAAAATAGCTTTTAGCTCGTCTTGGAACGGTCCTTTGCGCTGACGAAGGATATCGACTACTTCTGGACGAGTGATATTAGGGGTGTCCTCGATCATTCCGCGATGCAGAATAGTGACTAGTCCCGTGATTCCTAGCTCCGTCATATCGCTGACTGCTCGGAAGAAGTCGATTCCATCTATTTCTTCGAGATCAAGGATTGTAGCCCAAGAATATCTAAGACCGAGAGAATTTTCTTCATTGGCTTCTGATTTAGGCTTCGCCGTGGTTAATTTAGTTCTAGACATAATATAAGATCCAAAAAAGGATGACCACCTTTTACAGTGATCACCCTTTCTATGTCTATGCAAAAACGCCGCTAAGCGAAAATCCCATTAACAGGACTAAGGATTCTATGCAAGAAATTGGAAAATATTAGCTAGTCACTGTCACCTCAAACAAGCTGTTGGCTTGGTCGATAGAGTTAAGGACTATCTTAGTCCCATCTGGAAGAGTTAGCTCTTCGGCTACAGTGTCTAGATCAGTAATCGGGTAGGTAGTTCCGTTAATTTGTAGGACTCCGGCAGTCAAGATAGTCCCGTCTGTAGTTACTCCGCTAGTAACTATGGTAGCCGCACCGACTTGGAAGATACCAGTGAATGATACATTTCCAGTATATTCTGGTCTACGGAGAACTTGACCCGTCACTTTGAGAGTGAGGGAAGCACCGATTTCACCTTCTATCGGATTAGATGCCTCAAAATTTGTTACGAATGCGGGCATCTGCCAAGTAACCTGTGGATTACTGTTAAAGACGAGGCGATAGTTATCACGGGTCTGCTCGTCGAATCTGTCCAATAGG